GGAGAATGTCAAATGAGTACTCGCGAACGTTATATAAAAGTAATAGAGAGCCTAGTTAACGGTCAAGAAGCGGAAGCTTCTGATTTGTTACACGAAGCATTCGTAGAAAAGGCACGTGAAATCTGGAATGACCTAGTTGAAGCAGACGAAGTTGTTGAAGACGAAGTAGCCGAAGAAGATATAGATGAAGCAATAGGCGACGAAAAAGCTGACGACTTCATTGACGACATCGAAGAAGACGATGACGAAATTGAAGCAGAAGAAATGTACGGAGAAGACGAAGAAGGCGAAGACGCCCCTGAATCAGATCTAAGCGACCCAGAAGCTGAAATGGAATTATCCGATGAAGATGGCGATATGGACTTTGATGGTGATGGTGAAGAATCAGCACACGAAGAAGAACATGAGGAAATTGAAGATAAGTTAGTTAACGTCGAAGACGCACTAGCAGATCTTAAAGCAGAATTTGCCAAAATTATGGGCGACGAAGCTCCATCAGAAGAAGAAATGCCAATGGAACCAGAAATGGACATGGACATGGAACCAGAGATGGAAGAAGCAGTAGTTGAAGATACTAAATCTGAAGAAGATTCTAAAGATGAAGTAGACGAAGCTAAAGAAGCCGATGATGACTCAGAAGAACTAGAAGAAGGTGCAGAACTAAAAGCAGCTCCAGTAAGTATGCCAGCAGGCGATGACGGTAAAGCGTCACCAGTTGCAGGTAAGAACGACATGGGCGGAAAAACAGTAGACATGTCTAACAGTTCAGATAGCGGCGATAAAAAAGGCTTAGTAGGCGATGCTAAAGATATGAACGTAACCGGCCCACAAGAGGCAGGTGATCTTAAAGCAGAACCAAAAGGACACGGCGCAGAGAAAAAAGGCAAGGCTAGTTAATTATGCTTACACTTAAAGAGAACCTAACGTATGACCAGGCTAAAATCATTACTGAGACAGCTCAGGATGGTAAGAACCTGTTCATGCAGGGTATCTTTGTCCAAGGCGAAAAGCGTAATCAAAACTCAAGAGTTTATCCAGTTACTGAAATTTCAAAAGCCGTTAAGGCAATACAAGAAAAAATTGAAACTGGTTATTCAGTCTTAGGCGAAGCAGATCATCCAGATGATTTGCAAGTTAATTTAGATCGTGTTTCACATATAATTGAAAAAATGTGGATGGACGGTCAAGACGGTTATGGTCGACTAAAGCTGTTACCTACTCCAATGGGAAATATTTGTAAAACCCTAATAGAAAACGGAGTCAAACTTGGCGTTTCGTCAAGAGGTAGTGGTAATGTAACAGAGAGCGGCAATGTTAGCGAGTTTGAAATTCAAACAGTTGATCTTGTTGCTAACCCAAGTGCACCAGATGCCTACCCAGACCCTTTATATGAACAAATTATGAATGGTAAACGTGGTAACATCTTACTTGACGTTGCAACCGCAGTAAAAGACGATAAAATAGCAAACCAATACCTCCAGAAGGAAGTATTACAGTTCATTGAAAAACTAAACATTAGGAGAAGCTAAATGGCTAACAATGCAATAGAACAACTCCTAAGTTCAGAAGTCCTTTCTGAGGAAGTGCGTTCAACACTTTCAGAAGCATGGGAAGAACGTTTAACAGAAGCTCGTGAAGAGATTACTGCTGAATTACGTGAAGAATTCGCTAACAGGTACGAAACTGATAAGACATCAATGGTGGAAGCACTAGATGCCATGGTATCAGATACGATTAATACCGAATTGAAAGAATTTGCAGCGGATAAAAAAGCGGCAGTTGAAGCTCAGGTAGAGTATAAACGCAAAATATCAGAACATGCAGAAATACTTGATAAGTTTGTTATGGAAACACTTAACAAGGAAATTACAGAACTACGCAAAGATAGAAAACTTCAAGAAGGCAACTTTGAAAAGTTAGAAGACTTTGTGATGGAACAACTTACTTCAGAACTTAATGAATTCCATAAAGACAAGAAAGACCTTATTGAACAGAAGGTAAAACTTGTTGCGGAAGGTAAAGAAATGATCACTAAAGCAAAAGGTGAATTTATAGATAAGGCTTCTACTAAACTAGCTACTATTGTTGATAATACACTTACAACAGAACTAGGTACTTTAAAAGAAGACATCAAGCAGGCAAAAGAAAACATGTTCGGACGTAAATTGTTCGAAACTTTTGCAGCTGAATTTATGGGTTCTCACTTAGCTGAAGGAACACACATTTCCAAACTTTCAAAAGAACTTTCATCTGTGAAGAGTCAAGTCGACGAAGCACAGAAAGAGATCGCAGATAGAGAGGCAAAAATTGAAACAGCAGTTAAAGAAGTTGCTAAAATCAATGAAAGCCGTGAGCGTGAGTCAGTAATGTCTGATCTTATGTCTCCTCTAGCTAAAGAAAAGCGTGAGTTAATGAACAACTTACTTGAAAGCGTAGCTACAAGTAATTTGAAAGCACAATTCAACAAATACCTACCAACGGTACTTAATGAATCAGGCACAAGCAAAAATTCACCAATCCTAAAAGAATCACAGAAGACTGTGATTACAGGTAACAAGGCTAACACGAGCAGTACAACTGAAAGTGAAGCCGAGATTATTAACCTTAAAAAGTTAGCAGGAATCAACTAAGGAGAATTCCAAATGACACAGAATATATTCGAAAATTGGGACGTAACAAAAGACGCCCTAACAGACGGTTTAGAAGGTAACAAGAAGGTTGTAATGGAGTCAGTTCTTGAAAACACTAAGAGCTATCTTTCAGAATCAGCAGCCGCAGGTACTACAATGGCGGGTAACGTTGCATCACTTAACAAAGTGATTCTTCCAGTTATCAGACGTGTAATGCCTACAGTTATCGCGAACGAACTAGTTGGCGTACAGCCAATGACTGGTCCAGTAGGACAAATTCACACACTAAGAGTTAGATATGGCCAATCAGCCGCAGGCGCAGTAGCAGGCGACGAAGCACTATCTCCATTTGCAATTGCAAAAGGTTACTCTGGTGACGCTTCAGGCGGAACAGCAACTTCAACTTCTTCTTTAGAAGCTGATGCTGGACGTAAACTTTCAATCCAAGTATTGAAACAAACTGTAGAAGCTAAAACACGTAAACTATCAGCACGTTGGACTTTTGAAGCGGCACAAGATGCTAATTCAATGCACGGTCTAGACGTTGAAGCAGAAATTATGCAGGCACTTGCCCAAGAAATTACTGCTGAAATTGATCAAGAAGTTATTTCTTCTTTACGTACATTAGCAGGTGCGGCAACAGATACATACAACCAAGCGGGTGTATCAGGTACAGCGACTTTCGTTGGAGACCAACATGCGGCATTGGCAGTTCTTATTAACAGATCTGCAAACCTAATCGCTACACGTACACGTCGTGGCGCAGGTAACTACGTTGTTGTTTCACCAACAATGTTAACAGTACTACAAAGTGCGACAACTTCAGCGTTCGCAAGAACAACTGAAGGACCTTTTGAAGCTCCAACAAATACTAAATTTGTAGGTACTTTAAACGGCACTATGCGTGTTTTTGTTGACCAGTACGCGGCAGACGATGCTCCAGTACTAGTTGGCTACAAAGGCGACGGTGAAATTGATGCGGCAGCTTTCTATTGCCCATACATCCCACTAATGTCTTCAGGCACAGTACTAGATCCATCAACTTTCGAGCCAACAGTATCATTTATGACACGTTATGGCTATGTAGAGCTAAACAACCAGGCTTCATCTCTTGGTAACGCAGCTGACTACCTAAGTAAAATTGGTGTTAACTCAGGTAACTTGTCGTTCCAGTAATCACTTACTAGAATACATTACTATTAAAA